CGAGAAGCAGCCTCTGCGGCAGTCTGGAACATATCTTTAGGCATCTCTGCTTTTTCCTCAGCGTCTTCAATGACCTCATCATCTTTACGACGTGAATCACTCTCTAGTGGGCTACGGCGACGGTAACGCATACCGTATCCTTTGCCAGTGCCCTCTTCAAATACTTGAACGGCCTCATAGGCTTTTTGGGCATCTTCATCAAGAGCATGATATTTTGACTCAGGAATAATCTCGTAATCTTCTTCAGCCATTGCTAAGTCAGACTCTTTAAACCACAAAACTGGCATGTCTGTCTCAGACTCTCGCTCTGCCATTCTTGCCATAATAGAAGCGGCTTTTGTGTCAACGTCTTCGGCTGATTTTTCATCAGCATCCTCAACATCTTCGTCGTCTTCTACATCTTCTTCAGGTGATTCTTCATCATCTTCAGATTCTGCTTCAGCCTCTTCGCCCTCATCATCGTCTGATGAATCTTCTTCCGCTTCTGCCTCATCTTCATCTTCTGAATCGTCTTCTTCAGAAACAGCATCGTCGTCACCGCCTTCTGCATCAACTGAATCTTCAGTGGGTTCTTCCACTTCTTCTTCAGCCTCGTCTGATTTGACTTCAGCGTCTTCATCTAAAAGACGTTCTATCTCTTCAAACTTCTGAAGGTCTTCGTTAAGATTGTCACTCATTGTTACTCCTAATCCTTTACAGATTATCTTACTGAACACCCTCTTCGGTGTCAACGTCTATATTGTTTGTTATTGTAAACTCTGGGGCAAAATCTAGTTTTGCAAGCCCATACGCTACTTTCTCAATTAATTCTTCATGGGCTACTTTTGTTGAGAATAGCAAGTCAAGGCCTTCGTCTGTCTTTAATGACAAGACTGGAACGCCGTTCATTGCTTCAACAACATCAAGCGCCTCGGCATCCTTGCATCGTACATGCATAATGTAGCCAGAAAGAGTTTTCTCTCCTTGGTCTGCAGCACGAGCCATAGGAGCGGATGTGAGAAACTCTTCTAATGAGTTAATTAACGCTAAGGTCTGCTCACGAACTTCGCCAGCGCCACGCACTTTAAGCATCTCGTTGTATGCCATAAGTAGCAAGGCCATTGGGTCTTTTAGATAAGAAGGCTTTGCTCTTCCATAACTAGAATGCCCTTTTAGTCCGCCCTTTTCTTCGGTTTCACAACCACAGGCGCCTTTTTCTGACTCAGCATCTTTGGCTTCCTCTACCTCGACCCCACCAAGATAATTGTTGTGTGAGTTTAGGTTAGCGTTGCCATCGAACGCTGCCAAAGCCTTTTGATATTCTTCAGAAGTTTTGCATGGTAGATAACCAGCCCCTTCTGAATGATACCCCTCACATCCAAAAGTTTTTGCCCATGCGAGAGCAATATCTGGAGTGGCCCATGTGCCTTCATCAGGCTCTGCGTTCCTGACACCTTCTGGCTCTGGAACATTTTCCTTTACCATCATTGAAGGGGGAGCAGAATCACCCATAGGTGTGTATGAAACCTGTGGTTTAACACGAGTTGGCTTGCTAAGTTGTAGTTGTCCACCTTCTTGGGTGAATGTTGACATCCATGTCATATCTTCACCAGTCTGAAAAACAACTGAATTATCCATAATTTGAAGAACTCTAACTGGCTTGCGTAATGCCATTGAAAGTGCTCTTCCAATCATTGATGACATTGCGTCCGCACTATTGTTTGGCTTATCTTTGTCATCGTCATCCCAATGCCCTTTTTCCATGATACCTTCCTCATCATCTTTGACTGAAATCGTACCAGTCAACTGATTTGCTCCATGTAGTACTGGAGAAACTTCGTATAGTTCAACTTCTTTTAGAACATTTGCTTGTGCCTCAGCATCAAAATCTGCTGTAATTGTTTTATATCCAATTGACCATTCCTGATCTTTTCCATAAAACGCAACATTGGCGAAGGCTTCTCGCCCACGCTCTGTATTTAGATTAAACTGAACTTTTGCATAAAGTCCACCGATGCCTGCTTTTCGCATTTTTTCAGGAAGTCGAGGATCTTTTGGACCTACTTCGTACATCTCTAAAACTTTACCAATTGGTTGATTCCAATCATGGCCCCAAACAACACGAGGTTTGCGACGCATAAGCGACCCTTTGAAGGCGCCCGGCACAACAATATCCCCAACGGAATCCTTGTTTCCAATGCCTGATACAAACGCTTCCACGATTCCTTCGGCTTTATCAACACCAATTTGACCGGAAATAGCCTTAAACGCAAAGTCATCTTCTTCTGAAGTAACGACTGAATCTAGAAGTAGATTTGACATAGTTCTCCTAAAAATAATTCCAATACCCCTATCCTACATAGTGGGCATTTCGGCTCTTACATAATTTATATAAACTTGTGATTTTCTCTTTATATATAGTTATCGACTAAACTTTAACGCACACCGACAATTTATCGTTAAATTAGGTGGGGCAAGTGGGTCTTTCGGGAACCTAATAGGTATCCCATTATATATAAAGGCATCTTGTACGGGAACTTTTTCCCCGTCTAGGTCTCTATGGGCCAATCTAACCTTCTCATCTTTTAACGAAACCCACTCTTTTTTGATGGTTCGAGTACCACCACTTTGAATTTCATTCTCAACAGAAGAGTCAAAAAGACCCAAATTATAAGCACCTAGAACACCTGCATCAATAATTAAAGGCTTTCTTTTGCTTCGCAACCTATTAAATATTGATTTTATTAAAGCATACGCAAGCATAGTCTTAAAAACTATGTCCACATCTCCATCTCCATCTTCACCTAGCAATGAAGCCTGTGCCAAAGCGTTAACAATTTGATCTTGCGTGGTAGAATTAAACTCATTTACGGTTGCTACATTTTGAGAAACTGATGCGTTTTTTGTATCTTCCGATACCGGAGAGCCATAACCTTCCTGAATGTTGTCCGTAACTCCTTGTTGGTACACGTCATCCATCATGCTTGCCATGGGCATTGATGCCGACGTTAAGACGGCAAGAGGGGCGATTGCGCTAAAATCTGCGTCTGACCCCAACCCAAGAAGCGCTTTTGCGCTGTCAGATTCTAGTTCTTTCAGCACTTCTTCCTCTTGGGTGTCAATTACTGAATCAACTACTTTTGAAAACTCTTCTTCCAAAGAATCAACTCGGTAAAGAACTTTTTCTTCCCAAGTATCAAAACTTAAGGTTTTTGTTGAAAAGGGAGGCTCTTCTCACCCTCCGATTCCAACTCATCTCCGTCTAGTTCGCTAGGAACTTCTGCAGCGCTTAATTCAATACCATCTGTTCCCGCTACAGTCCCTGCGGGCACAAAGGCTCCCTCTTCAGGGCTAAACTCTGTTACTTGTTCTTGTGTTGCCCGTGTTGCTTGTTGATCTAAAGGAACGCCTTCTTGGATTACGCTGTCGTCTTCTGGTGGTAGCCCACCCGCACCCTCAGGCGCTGGAGGTGCCCCTTCTTCACCTGGTTGCTCCATTGGCTTCTCTGTGTTTGCTATTGGAGTCTGGTTCGGGTTCGCAAGAAGCGAGTCAGCAATGTCTGATTCTACTTTCTTTCGCCCTGCTGCCACTCTATATTCGTTGGCGCTTATCAATCCCATCTGGAACTCTGATAAGAAGTGTCGTTCTCGTTCTTGCTTTGAAAGAATAAGAATCGGTACTCCAGATACGTCAAAGTCAACATATCGATCAGGGTCAATAGCGTCAAAACCACGAGCAATCATGGCAAGGTGGGGAGTCATTGTCTCCATCCAAAAAACCTTACCTTCTTCCATTGCGTTAGAGAATGTTCTATTTGAGGAGTTTCCAATGATTGATTCTGGCACACCAAAAGCAGCAAGAATCTCTTCTTTGGTTAATGTTCTCATTTGAACATAAGCGGCATCACGAGGAGAAGCGGCAGTGTCAACAAAATCTGCCCCATCATCTGATGAGATAACCCCTACAGAACCGGCTCTACCAATGTTTCCTCTAAATCGTGATCTTAGTTCGTCTTTATCATCTTCGTCAATCTCGCTTCGAAGAACTAAAAGCCCACCAGGTCGGCCATCATTTATCAAGAAGTTTCTATTGTAAATCTTAGCCAAGGCTTCTACTTCAATAGCAACGCCTGCTGCTTCCATGGGGGTCATGGATAAGTATGGGTCTAGGGGGTGTGGTCGCCTAATCCATATAACATTTTGAGGTCTAAGAGTTTTCTTTTCGGTAGCACTAATTTTAACTTCGTAACCTTTTACGAATTTTTGCTTGTCTGGAATTGGGGAAGTGCTTTGGGGAGGTAGAAGGTGAAGCGCTGTAGGCACTCCGTTTCGTCCACGAATGATTTCAATGAATACACCACGGCTACTCATAAGCAACTGAGCAGAAAGGCGATACCTAAATGCAAACGCATTTTCTCCAACATTTGTTGTGTTGTTGAAAAGTTTTAGCAATTCATCGTCTGCAACTATTTCGCCAAAAGGATTGTTATCTTCTCTAAGAATCATTGGCAAAGTTGCTTGATTAGATGCTATAACATCGATACACCTAAAAACCCAAGTGATTTTTGATACGCCTTCTTTATAAGCCTTAACAATGTCCCACCCATCATGATAACCTGTTTGTGGTTGTAGGCTAGGCGAGTATGATATTGGCGCACCAACTGACACAGATTTTTGGGCATCATTTTGTAATGATTTGTTCCAAGCCATTATTCAGCCCCTAGTAGATAACCGTAAAGTCCTAACGCAAGGCCAGCACTTGCTAAACCCCACCCTAGGTTTAGTATACTAATACCAAAGCCTATTAGAACGGCGGAAGCGGACATTAAAACGTGCGCAACGTTGGAACGGTTTAAAAATTTCTTCATGATATCTATTTTATCGTGGAAATCGTTAGGAGACAAGTAAATATGTCAGTGCAAGCACCAGACTGGGACAAAATTAAAGAATACTTAGAGCCTAAGCGATCAGATTACTGGGTTGAAGAACCATCGCTTACCCAAAAAGTTTTTTTAAAGTCTACAAATAAAGAGGTTCTTTTCGGCGGTGCTGCCGGTGGTGGAAAGTCATCCGCCCTCATAATGGCAGCATTACAGTACGTTGATGTTCCAAACTACAGTGCGATCTTGTTTAGGCGTACTTACGCTGACCTTGCACTACCCGGTGCTTTGATGGATAGGTTCAGAGACTGGGTTGCAAGTTATGATGATGTGCACTGGAATGCAAACATGTATACCGCAACCTTTCCTAGTGGCGCTCGTGTTACATTCGGTTACCTTAATAATGTAAACGACTACCTACGTTATAAAGGTTCTGAATTTCAGTTCATCGGCATGGACGAGGTTACTGAGATTAGAGAATCTGATTACAGATACATGTTCTCCCGTCTGCGTCGCCCAGCAACTGGACCACTTTCAACTGTGCCATTAAGAATGAGGGCAGCGACAAACCCTGCACCAAACTGGGTACGGCAAAGATTTCTTGTTGAAGGACAAAAGAACAACAGAATATTTATTCCTTCTATGCTTACAGATAACCCCGGTATTGACCCAGAATCCTATCGAGCAGTGCTCCAAGAACTTGATCCAGTTGAAAGAAAAAGACTAGAGTTTGGTGATTGGTGGGCAACCACTTTAGGGTCAATGTTTGATAGGACAAATCTTGAAGTTATTGAACCATCAGAAGTTCCAGAACTTGACAAAGACACAACTGTTGTACGATTTTGGGATTTAGCAGGTACTGAGCCTACGCCTAGCAACCCAGACCCAGACTGGACCGTAGGAACGCTAGCCGCTTTCCATAATGGAGTCTTTTACATTTTAGATGTAAGACGGATTAGGGCAAAAGGCGAAAAGGTTGAAAGATTCATAAAAGATACCGCTTTTGAAGATGGGCCAGAGATATCAATCCGTATGGAGCAAGAACCGGGTTCTGCTGGTAAAAACCTAATTGATTCGTATGCACGCTATGTTTTGGAAGGATTTGACTTCGTTGGGCAACGGGCAACCGGTGATAAAGTGACCAGAGCAAAACCGTTTTCAGCAGCGGTGGCAAATGGGAACGTTAAACTTATCCGTGCTGACTGGAACACAGACTTTATTGACGAACTATCCGCTTTCCCAGAAGCCAAAGTTCACGACGACCAAGTTGACGCAACAGTCCACGCTTTTAATCTTTGTGCTGGATTAGGCATGGGAGTTCGTAGAAAGATTGAAATCATAATCTAAACTAATAGTATGAGTAAGTTTAAAGTTTGGATTGACCAAGATCTTTGTACGGGAGATGGGCTTTGCGCTGAGATTTGCCCAAGCATATTTGAAATGGCTGACGACGGGTTAGCGTATGTCAAAGAAGTTGAATGGCCAACAATTTATTCTAAAGATGGCAAAACTGCATCAGAAGGTCCGATCCTTCAGATGGCAGAAGGGACAGCCAGTGTCCCAGAGAACATGGTTGAAGAAGTTGTCGAGGCCGCAGAAGAATGCCCTGGTGAGTGCATCTTCATTGATGTAGAGTAATGATAACTCTAACTGACAAGGCCACTGGTAAAGTCGCAGAACTTTTAGCCGGAGAAAACGATGAAACTCTCAAAGCGCTGAGAGTCGGCGTCCGGCCCGGTGGTTGTGCTGGATTGAACTACGAAATGTACTTTGAGTCAGAAATTGCAGACGATGACGTGGAAGTAGTATTTGGAGACTTAAAAGTAGTAGCAGATCCTACAAGCGCTGAACTGTTAGACGGAGCCAGCCTAGACTACTATGATGGACTGGGTGAGTCAGGATTCAAAGTATCAAACAATAAAGCAAAGAAAACGTGTGGGTGCGGACAAAGTTTCTGTTAAAACAAAGGTTCAGTATGTGGACCCATACCACGCTTCTTTAATCTTTGCCTGTCCACACAGGCTGGATGTGCCCACGCTTCTGGCTCTGACATTAGCGAAAGACTGTTAGTTCCACCCTGTTCACGAATTTGTGCCCAACCTGTGACTTTTCGGTAAGCACCTTTTACCATGACTATGGGTTCTCCGCAGAAATAGCATGTTTCTTGAGGTATGTCCATACTACTTATTTTAGTAGATTGAATACCTCTACCTTTAAACGGTGGCTGTAATTGTCTATTTCTAGACTATGTTGTGCAGCGTCAAACGGGTCAATATCTCTGTGAAAGTCAATGTATTCTACTACCGCATTGAAGAGTGCCCACCTTGACTCTCCATACTGACCACAGTTATAATTTTTTCGATATATTTCTTCAATCTTTTCATGCACTGACTCAGCATGATCTCTTTTTTTCTTTGTGTTTGCTTTTTCAATAGACGAAACCAAGTTTAGTGTGCTTTCGTAAAGTGATGTTCCAACAGGCTTTTGTAACACCTTTATTGCATCAACTAACCCAAGTGTCCATTGCTTTCTAAGAATAAGTGCTTCACTTGCCTCAATCTTTTGATCTTTAAGATTAGGGGTGTGCCTTTTTCGTAAATCAAAGTCATACTCGGAAGATGAAAACCTATAGACACTATTAATGCCACGCCTAACATCTAAGTTGTAGTAACAAATTGGTATTGAACCATCATGGGATGACATAACTATCAGATAGTTGTCAATCACTGTGTCGCCGTTTTGCGAGTTTAGCGTTATGTTCCCAAAGTGGATTGAAGCAAAGAACTTCCTTCCGTCATCAAGTACGCCACAATTATGTAACTTAATTGGGTCTGTTGATCTATCTACAATCGCTCTGGCTCTTTTCAAAATGTCTTTATTTTGAACAACCTCGTATCGATCTTTTACAACTTCCCAATGGTCACAATGTGCACCATTTGGGTTTTCTCTAGTCGTGACAAATCTATTTTTAACAGGAACGACTGAGTTGGTTATAGTGTCCCAAACTTGAACAGGCTCTAACGTTACTTTATAATTAGCCTTAGCGTTTTCAAGTACTGTGTCTAGAGAATCATCTGCGTTAATTTTAGTCGCTAATGATGCCCAAGATTTTTTACCTATTGTCTCCTGAGCCATGCAACTTATTCCTTGCTTGTCTATCGTCAAGTTTTTGAATGTTTGCACCAGCAACATCTCTGAGAGAATAGCCTAACTCAGTTGCAAGGTTAGCAATGTACCAAAGCACATCGCCAAGTTCCATCTTTATTGCATCTCGTGCATCGTCGTCCATTTCGCCGTCATGATCACGAATAACTTTTTTTATTTTATCCGCAACTTCGCCAGCCTCACTTGTTAGCCCTAATGTTGTGTACAACACTCCAGTTTCCTTGGGATAAATTGCTGTTTCTTTTGCTGCTGCTTGATATGCGTTAACATCCATTTTACACTTGCTCCGTATGCCCAGTTGGGCGCTCTACTCGAATATCCTCACCTGACGCAGACTCAATCGGAACCCAAGCCGGTGAGTAATTATGTTGTTTTATTTTTCTCATTTTTATTAATGATCCATCTGCTAATACATCAAATTCATCACTAGTCATTTCTAGTTTTAGTTGTAAATCTTGGTAACTATATTTTCCAGACGCAATTATTCTTTTTAGCATTCTTGAAAGATACTTCGCCACCACAACTCCTCTTGATCTGTTCATGTCAATATGTAGTAACATGGCATCAACATCATCACAGTCAACTATTACTACAGGAACAGTTTTGATATTTTGCTCATTAGCGACAGTCCATCTATGGTACCCATCAATAATCTTTCCATTCTTTTGGCACACAATTGGCGAAAGAATGCCATATTTGATAATAGAGTTTGTTAAGCGTCTATAGTCAGGTGAAACGACGTATGNNATAGTCTGGTGAAACCACATATGACGCAGAAACCCATTTTGCTGGCTTAAGTTTTGATGTCTTGATTTCTTCAATCTCAGGTGCCATACTAATAGATTACCTGTTATCATCTTGCTCGTCAAGGGTGTCAGCATCCATGAGAATCTGATCTTGTTGGGCTAGTAAAGCAACTCTTTTATTGTGTGATTTAGTTTTAGGCCCTACAGGGCTAGGGGTGCCATTAAAAGAGTTGAGCAATAAAGTTCTAACTAAGTGTTCAACGGGATAACCATAGGGATCTTTTGCATGTCGTTTTTTGAATTCGTGCGCATACACTAACGCAACCCTATGGAAACCGGGAGTCAACATGTTGTCGTCAACACATTCTTTAACGCCCTTCCACCCTTTGTCAGAATAGTAGTCAATTAATAGTTCAATGTCAAACTCTGACCAAAGTCTAAGTTGTGCTTCAATCTCTGGAAAACAACGATATAGTTCATCATAAAATTCTGGCTCAGTTCTGATGACATCTGTTAGCCTACGAGCCGCAACTGAATGAAGGGGAATCCCAACTCTTTGATTTGCGCCACTCATTGCAGCGTAATCGTAGTATGCGCAATACTCCCCATTGTGCTCTTCTGTGATAAACTTCAACACATCATCAGATTGCCAATCGTATATTACTTTTGCAAAGCGCATCGGAATTGCTTTGGATAGTCCATACGGTCGATTGATATAGTTCTCGTGGAGTTTTTGAACAACCGTCCTGTATCTAATCATGGACTCATTCGCACGGATTCCTGTAACAAAAGCAGTCAATCCCTTTTTGCCTTGCATAGTGTATTCGTCAATTCTTTTAGGAATCGCTTTATTGGGATCTAGGCCAAAGTGTTCTGCCCTGATGCTATTTTTGGGAAACGGCCTAAAAAGGCGACCGTCTTCTTCTCGCATCTTAGACCAAAGCAAAACATACTCTCGCCTACCAAGAACCCATAATTCTTGCCCTTGTGGTAAGCAATACCACTCCATGTCAACCCAGTCGTAGTTTGCGACCCTTGTAACATAGTCTTCAATAGCAGGAGAGATCATCTCTTCGTCTCTGAAAATTACTTTAACTGGACCAAGGCCCCTCTCTTCGTGGACCTCTTTGGCTAGGTAGAGGCACGCCGTTGAGTCTTTTCCTCCGCTGAACTGAATCGCAACAGTATCAAACCTGTCGTAAACGTGACGTATCCTCTGTCTAGCGGCATCTACACAGTTTGTGTCAAGAAACATTCGTTTTCTAGGCATGATTACTCTTTAGGACGATGAGTTGCGATAAATGAAAGAAGTCTTTCTGCCGTGGTTTCACCTTCATAAGTGCTATCATCTTTAAGCCACCTTAAGAATGAATACCATTCTGATTGTTGAATTGCAGAATCAAAAACTAGTGTGAACTGAATTGAAGCATTTGTTGTACCTGACGCACTAGTTGTTGTACTGCCTTGAGTAACAATTGTGCTTGTTGGAACCTCAGTTGGTCGAGGAGGAAGCGCTGGTCCTTCTTCATCTCTTTCATCATCAGTTATTTCTGTGCTTGATTCACTTATGATTATTTCAGGTGCAGACCATCCTGCGTTCGGGTCTCTTGGCTCCCTATAAATCTCATTTTCAATGACTTCATTCTCAATGACAGCAACAGAAAAATCATCCCATCCTAAAGTTTCAAAAAAGTCTACATCTGTTCCCGCTACTTCTGATATCGCTTGGAACAAAGCCTCGTTGTCCGTGGCTCCTAAGTCTGATATTCGATTGTCGGCAAGCGAAAAAGCCAAAGCATCGTCAGCGCTTAGATCAACAATTGACACGGCAATTTGTTCCCAACCTAATTGTGTTGCGGCTTCAAGTTGATGGTTACCCGCAATGACAAGTAGTTTTCCATCAGAGTCTTCAACGGCAACAATTGGCTTGACTTGTCCAAACTTTTGGTATGAAGCCATGATCGCTTCAACGTTTCCACGCCTAGCGTTGTTCTCAAGCGGATTTAACATATCAATGTCTACGGCTAAAGATTCAATGTTCGGTGCTATGTTATGTATCATTTACGTTTCCGCCTTAAAATTTAACTTGAGTTCTTACATTTGCCGCAATGGTTCGCAAAGCATCACAAGCAGTTCTCAGTGAATGCAACTTTTCACGCTTTGCTTTTACTAGCGCTTCAGCAACTTGAACGTCATAGTACAAGTCACTAGTCTTATAACCAGCCCAACTTTCTTTGTTTTTGACTGCTCCTTCGGCGGCTAAATATTCTTTGAACCATTTCTTTTTGTACTCTGCTTCTTTTACTGCGTGGTCTTTTGCTAACGCTTCAAATGCTTCAGTTTCAGTTTCAATATCATGTGTTATACGGATCAATTCTGACTCAACCTCTACTGAACTGATTGGCATGTTTCTGTTAGCAATATTCATAGTTCTATTCTAGGTCTTTTTGGTCATCTGGTCAAGAGTCCATTCTAGGCGCACCACCTCATCGTACCAATCAACTTTTGTCCCTGCTACCCCTCGCTCAAGCAAGTCGTCTAACCACTCCTTACCAAGTTCTTCTTCAATCCATCTAGCCCACACTAATGGATTTTTAGTTTGTTTCCAGTGACAAGATGCGCACAAAGCAACAGCATTACGTTCATCAGTTCTCGTGGCAGAGATACTACGGGAGATAATGTGGGCACATTGGATTTGGCCCTCATCACGAGTCTTGCCACACCATCGGCAAGTAAAGTTATCTCGTGTCCTAACTACTAAACTGTGGAGTTTTGTCGCTTTGGCTTTTGCTTGTTTTCCATAAGTGGTAGGCATTACAAAGGAATGTTCTGATTCAATGGGAAGTACCAACCGCCTTGCTGATGCTGTATTGCTTGCGCAGGCATGTCAGGTCTATGGTTTACGCCAGAGTAATGAAGAATTGCTGTCTCTCTCCACAGGTCAGGATTGTTTGGAATCGAGCCACGATGCATCAGTCTGGCGTGCCAAAGCAAAACATCGCCCTTCTTAGCCAAGAACTTCTCAACCTCTAACTCGCCTCTATCTAAAATGTCTTCAAACATGGGTGTTAAGAAGCGCTCTGAATACTTAGGCCACAACGGGTCACGTCTCTCTGACTCCTCTAATCGAGCCAAAGTTTTATCTTGTGTAATAATCGGAAGAACATGTGATCCACGAACGTATTCAAATGGACCAGAATCCTCATGAATATCATCAAGCGCTACCCAGATTGCTAAGTAGTGATCATAGTTTGAATCAGGATTCAGATAACCATCTTGGTGCCAATTCCTTTGAGTTGATTTCCACCCAGTTAAGTTGAGGTGCACTCCCATTGGCTCACCAATCAAAGAACGCATAACGTCTTGTAGTGGACCAAATGTTGCGATGTTCATCAAACTTGGAACTTGATAATATGCGCATTCTCCGGGATAGCCTAATGGTCTATCATGATTTACCCTGTTGTGTTGAATCCAGTCAGCACGATATGCTTCAATCATTGGATCTGGAATGAAGTTATTTAGTATCACCACTCCATCTTTGCGCCAATCTTTTTGCATCTGTGAAAGCGTGGACTCGTCAACTTCTTTTCTGTCTAATAAAGGTAACAGGCCATCAGAAATACTGCCCGCTAAAGAGTTCATTTCATCAAGCAAGTCAGGGTGCGACTCAATTGCGTCGCCCAAAAAGTTATCTAATCTACTCATCGTCATCCTCCATCCAGAAAGGCTTAGTCTTTTTTCCTGTAAACCAACTATGTCGAACTCTTTCAGCCTCCATATAGTGCACGTCTTTATCTGCCCAAGACGGTAGGTGTAGTCCTACAGTCTCTGCATCTTTTGGATTGTCAGTAACACGCCTGTGGCAAGTCCGGCACAAAGCAAATAAGTTCTGTCTTTCTAATATACTACCACCTTGAGATCTATTTATGAGTTCATGGATGTCTTGAGTCATGCGCAATAAAGGGTTCTTGTTATTGTCAAACCCTGCCCAAATGCCACAACCAGAGCAGTACGGTTCTTCCGCTAACAACTCTTCTACGATCTTGCGACGAGTAACATAAACCTCTTTCATCTTTTTAGAGCGAGGCTTTAAAGGAGTGCGCTTCATTTCGCTGTCACCTCTGTTTAGGGGCGTTCGCTTAAGTTGACTTTCACCACGCTTCAGGGGCGTTCTTTTCATAGGCTTTCCCCTTTTCATCGTTTTGCATTTCGCTTTAGTTTCCCAATAGTTTTCCACAGTTTAGGTGCCCCAACCTTTAGATCAAACTTCTTAACTGCACGCCATGCTTTATCAGACTGTTCTTGCCTATAATCAAGATCTGTTAAGTCTTTTAACAGTTTAACGTAGTCTTTGGGATTCCTAGCCAATTTACCAATACCGTGTTCTTCAACCAACTCTTCATATTGGGGAGAGTACGATGCAACAAATGGAACTCCACCACAAGCATACTCTAAGCCTTTTATGTATGACTTGGCGTGGTTGAACGGGATATCAGTCAAAGGAACTATACCCGCATCAAACGTAAATCCTTTATGTAACTCAGTTGGTGGTAGAAACGGTGACTTTGATACAATACCAGCAGAAACCCCAATCTCTTTTTCAAACTGTGGTATGTGAATGGCTGGCATATGTCCAGTATGGTGCCATGTGGCAAACGTACTTATTTCATCTGATACTGGGCGTAGTATTTCTAAGTCCCCACTCCTGTGAGCGGTGGAACCCATCCATCCGACAACCATTTTTTCCTCGTTAGAGTGAATGCGTCTTTGACTGTACTTGGCCCTATCAACATAGTTTGTATGTAAAATTGTGTTTTCGTTCCACCTCGACATTTTTTTAAGAAGGAAAGGAGTGGAAGCGATAACGCCATCAGACTCTTCAATGATGTTTCTATACCAATTAACGTTTTCCTGTGGGTTTCCATCTGGAGTAGACGCTTGATATGCATGGTTCTTTTCACTAAGCCCCCAATACCAGTCGTCAACATCTTGTAAAATTATTTGACCTGCTGCTTGAGCACCTTTCATGTCAGGTAGCACTTGCATGTGCATGTACCTTTGCATGACGATTACATCACAGTCAAAATAGTCGTTCTCATCCCAAGAGTGGATTCCAAACGTTCCAGTCATCCGGTTGTGTGCAAGAATGCCAACACAAGAGTCATACCCTAACTCTTTAAACCTTTTCATATACTGACCTATGCGAATGTGTCCAGAACCACCCATAACAGGACGACCCAACAAATCAACAACAGATCTCGACCAGTCGTTTGACGCAAAACCGACTTTCATTTTAGAAATCCCACTTACCCTCTAGTACCTTGTACAGTCGCTCATCGCCCTCAGACGGAACCAACTCGTTATCCAGATGCCACTGCTTATGTGCTAAAATGGCATCTCGCAAAAAGTGAATCAATTTTGTATCTGGATCTGGCTCATGCCCTAACAGGATCATGCGATCAACTTCCGCTAATTTTTTCTCAGCGTGGAATCTGAAACGGTTTGCTTTTATACGTTTTTCGTTAGTGGAACTAGCAGGGTCAGCGTCAAAGTCTGGGTAATTATCACGCAGATCTTTTATCTCTTTGTCTAACTGTTCTATTTGCTCAGATACTGTCTCTATGATCATAAGCAGCGAGTCACGCCAAACTTCTTTATGCTCAAACAAATACTCTTTATCTTTGGCTGAAGTTTTGTTTTTTATGTCCTCTGAAACTAGTATCTCAAAGTCTTTCATGCGTCCCATCATTTTCTCCAAGCCGGACAAATTGGTTTGAAGTTGCACCAGTTACATAAAGGACCAGTTCTGGTTTCAAACTCACCAGACTCACAACTTACAACTAACTCATCCCAAGTGTTTTTAACATCTTGTGAAACCCTACCCACTAACTCGTCTGTTACCTTGTATTTAGCAAACTGACCAGGCTTGAGATAAAGAAGTTCTGCCCGCTCAATCTCTTTGTCCATTTCTTTGCCTAGCAAAATACTGTAAATAGTAATTTGCATCTTCTTCTCCCACTCATACTGTGGGCGAGGCTTTTTACCAGTCTTGTAATCAGAAATAACAATCTTGTCATTCTCAAGTGTCCAACGGTCAATAATCCCATAAATAGGGACACCCAGAATGTCTCCATTCATCTTGGCCTCAATACCGCCTGCATCAAAAGAAGTGGGATCTTCCATCAAGAAGTAGTTCTCAATGCACCACCATGCTTTCCAACGAAATTCATTTTCGTCACACTTTTCTTTCAGATCATGATATTCTTCTGCCCACTTAGAAGCCCAAAGTTCTCTAGCAAGCCGTCGAGCAGTTGGCTCTGTCCTATCTTCCTTTTCTTCTTTGAACAATTCTTCTAGAACTTCGTGCACAAATGACCCAAGCACTTGCGCCTCTGTTGAGTCCTCAGGTATCCGATCAAGTTTTGCATACTTGTACCGCATGGGGCACTGATTGAATGTGCCAATAGAACTTGGCGACATGTACGCTGGAGTTTCGTAAGGAAGGTTCCCTAAATCAAGACTATCTTGCATCGGTGCTCGCAGACTTAATGAAAGCAAGCATATCTTCTAAAAGAGTTCTCGTAACATTCTCATTAGAAAACTCAGCGTTGTTTGAAATTGAAGCCCAGTGTTGTTTGGCGCTTGCAATAGTCTCTTGTGTATTAGAGTTTAAGAGTTTGCGCAATTTATCAAAGTGCTCTGCGGAAATAGGTTGATCTGCAATCGCTTCCATGGCTTCCAAATGCATGGACTCTTCACTTCTAGCGAGATAAATACCAATTCCTAAGTGCTGTGCTGCTTTTTTCAAAGCGTCAGAAACAGCGCCCTTCATCTCATCGCCAAGATCAACAATGTCACCATTTCGTGTTCTCTTAATCTTTTGACCGCCTACACCATCTTTGACAACCGTAAGCGCAGGAGCGCTATCAGTCGGCACAAAACAAGCGGTGAGTCTAACATGGGCAACAACGTAGTCGGGATCAAGGGCATCTCGTTCACACTTTTCAATTGTGTACGACCACATGTCAACACCCAAGACTTTGTTAAGTCGGGTGATTACTTCACTGATAGGTATGTAGGTAAGGCTAGTGCCTCCCTTTTTTAGTTGCCGTTCAACTTCTTTAGGAAACGGTTCGGAAAAAGCATCAAGTAAACTCATTATGACCTCCTAATCACAATATTCTTTTTCGGTGGACTGACTTCACAGTACTCGTCGGCATCAAGGTGAAGTTCCTTTAGTTGTCCAACTTTCCAGTATGACACACCCATGTACTGCGTAAATTCTTTCAACATTTCC